ATAAACAAAGACTTACCAACACCAGTGCCAGCGAGAGCAATATTGAGTGTTTTATTCGGAATGCCACCCTTTGTAATACGGTTAAAAAATTCCAAATCGAACGGAATCTTGTCCTCTTTCTTGTGGTAAAAGTCAAATCGTTCTTGATAGTTCTGTAAGTAGTCATGTCCTACATGCTGATCAAATGACACACCTAATGCATCACTTAGTATTTGTGGAATAGCTCCCTTATCCCTCTTTTCATCCTGACCGTCTGCAATCTTAACTGATTCCATAAGAGAAAGATAGATTGCTCTCTCCTGACACCACTTTTCTGTAGTATTAACGATCCAATCGAAGTCCGTTTCCTCCTTTTGTAACGCATTCAGTACCTCCATAACATCTTTAAACTGATCTTCTGATAGATCAGTACGTTCTTGACATTCAATACCCAAAGCATTTAAAGAAGGTAACGCATTATAGTTACCAACATACTCATGTATCTCCAAGAAGATTATTTTCATAGTCTTCGTAGTAAAATAATCTGACTTAAGGAAAGGTATTACCTTACGAGTATACTTTTCATTGTAGATTAAATTACTAAGGATAGTAACTTCTAAATTCATTCTAAGTAGTGGAGATAAGATCCGATAATGTACTTGTCGTTTGACCTGACAGGAAGACCTGCATGTCTGTACTGCCAGTTGGCAGGGAACAAGAGTATTCTACCCTGTTTTGGTTGAATTGAAAAGTCTAATCTAGGGAAATTTGTTTCTCCACCTTCCTCTACATTATTTAAATATGCAAAGATTACAACAAAACGACGTGCAGAACCATAGTCCTGTACATCTACATGATCTTTAAACTGATCGTATTCATTAGCCTCATACCGTTTCAAACGATACTCCTCAAACGTATACTTTACAGGAAAGTCTCTAGCAATATCTAGGTCTTTCATATAAAGATTAACAGCATCTATAAAAGTTTCTGTTATAATTTTTTGAGGTTTGATCCATAAAGGATCTTCTGCTTTGAACTTCTTAGATATATTAAGTTCATGGAAAGTAGGTCTCTGTTCCCTATTAATATAGGTAGTACCTGACTGTTTAAATGCGTCTATAATTTCTTGACACAAATCATCATTAAGTAAGTTATCATAACACTTAATGTAATCGGTTAATTTAGTTACCATATCGAAACTCCTTTGATGCACATTCATCTAATGCTTGCATTAGTTCGGGGGTGAAGTATTTTTCTGGGTCGGCAAGAATTGCAGAAGGATAAACATTAGAGCCACCAACACTAATGCGGTTTCCCTTTCGTTCAAATACTCCATA